GTCTGGGTAATGCTGTCGGCTTTCTGGTCAATCGCGGATACCGATTCTTTAACGGTTTTGAATTCCCGCTTTGTGCTGTCCAGGTCGTTTGAAATGGTTATGGTGGTTTCTTTCAGGCTGCGGACTTCCGTTTTGATTTCATCCGCCGATTGGGAGATCAGGCTTTTGGCGTTTTCCTCTGTTATGTAGTCCCCGCTGCTAGCTGTCCACGCGGTCGGCGCATTGCCGTATTGCAGCATGGGGTGCAGTAGTTCAAACTTGTTGGTGTAGTTGCCCATTCCTGCGTGGTTAAGGCCGCTGCCGATATCTACCTGTTTTACGATAGCGTCGCTGGATGGTGTCCACAGCCCGTACCGCAGCACCCAGCCGTTTGTCTGCTTAATTTCAATCTGGTCAGCAGCTTTGATGGCCGCCCACGTATTGTTATAATTGATTTCCATGCACAGCTCATCCGTGCCGGAAACAGGCTTATACATAACGGACAGGCACAGGGTAACGCCCGCTGACGCATGTTCGTTCACCGTCTGCCAACGGAAATACCGATTGGAGTTTGCGTTTGTTACGGTCGCGCTGCCGGTATCGTTGTACGTGGCCGAACTGCCGCTGACCGCGTCGCCTAGCAGCTTGGCGTTCTTGAAGCTCTCACTGCCCAGGATCAGGTTGCCGCCGCCGGTGATTTTGGTGTCTTTTTTCACCTCAGAGGAAAGCCCGTCCACCGTTGCTTTCAGGTCGGTGTACTTGCCGGTCAGGTCGCTGGCCTTTACTTCCAGGCCGTCCACGCTGGTCTTGATCTCAAGCATCTTGCCGGTCAGGTTTTTGTAGCTCTGCTCATTTACGGCGGCGGTTCCGTCCCGTGTGGCGTTGCCGGTGGATTCCAGCGTGACCTGCTGACCGGATATTGTCCGGTTCATGATATAGGAACTCAGCACGTTTCCGCGGGCATCAGTGACAGATACAATGTTTCCAGGCGCGGGCAGGGGAAAATCCGCCGGGACGGTTACTTTGAGTGGTGTGTAGGTCACGCCCTTCATCGTTTCAAATATTGCCTGCGCGACCGGCTTCAGTGCTTCCGCAGTGGCGGATGTCAGCAGCAGGTTGCCCTGGATAACCAAGGCATTTGATCCACTCTCATCGGACGGATACAGCACACCTACGTCGTCATCGCTCTGCCGGATCTGTACTTTGACGACTGGAGCGGTCTGAAACTTGTCATGCGACAGGCCGTCCCTTATGTATACGGTTGGCCCGATGCTCTGCGATGTACTGTAATTTGTGTACCAGGCAAATTCGATTTTCCCGTCCGATGTGGCCCGCAAAAAGGTACAGGACGCTTCGGCCACCCAGGCAAGCAGCTGGCGGCCGGTCAGATTATCGGCATAAAAGGCCTGCACCAAATAGGTTCCATTGCGGGGCAGGGAGCTGTTGACAATGGTTACGCCGCACCGCTGTGCTACCAGCCCGGCGAATTTCCACAATGTCATCGGGAACTGATCCTGGATGGATCGCAGCCAGGTAGACTGTACGCCATCAAGCAGGGAGACTGCGTCATAGGCGTAGATTTTGTAGGTGTTGCGGGTCTGGCTGGTAGGCTTAACGGCCCAGTAGGTGCCCGCCAGGGTGCGCTGGCCGGATGTCTCCCGGTAGTGGGTCAGCCGGGTCCCGGATGTGATCGGCAGATCGGTTCCCGGCTCCACCCAGATTGTGATTTCCAGCTTATTGGAGCAGGCTGCGCCGGGACACAGGTCGGTGGTTTTGGATACGGTTTCGGTGCAGGTCAGGGAAAGAATGGCGTTCTGACCAACGGTGCCGGCGGCAATCTCAGTGCCGTCATCCAGCACCAGGATGTTTTTAACCATTCAGACACCCCCTTAACATTCTTTGATTTCCAGCGTCATATCCCGCCAGACGCCCGCTTTCAGCCGCTGCAGGGCCGCCCCGTAGTTGGAGCAGTAGCAGGTGCGGGTGATGGTCTGGGTCACGTCTGCAGCATCGCTGGCCACAGGGCAGGTGAACTGGAACGTGGTCTTGTTTTGCAAAAGCCCCAACAGGTAGGCACAGTCGGCGTTATCGAGGTAGGAATATTCCAGCGAGGCGGTCAGCACGCCATAGCGCAGCACCTCACGATGGTAGACGCCCATCTCGTCGGCGCCGCTGTCACTGCTCTCAACGTCCGAAAACTTGATGGTGGGGGAGCCGGTGGGAACCGGCAGGGAATGGCTGTCGATTTGCAAGAGGGAAGTGCGCTTCAATGCTTTCATGCCATTCCTCCTGTCATGATTGCGCGATTTTGGCGGTATCGGTCGTTGGCGCGGCCGATGACCTCATCGCCGATGATGATGGGGCCACCATTCTCCCGGATGGATTGGATGATAAGCGTGACCAGGTCGGCGAGTTCGTCCAACGTGACGGGCTGCACGCTCCCACTACTTTGAGGAGAGACTGTCGGCACGGCCCAGGCAGGATCAACGCTCAGCGCGGTAGACACCCCTGTCTGCAGCCCCGCCATCTGCCCGGTCACAAGGTCACGCACATCAGTCATCGCGGATTTCAGGCATCCCATGCTGCCTGTGATGCCTTCGGCAATGCCGGGGGTGATCCAACGCCCAACTTTGTCTCTCATAATGCGGGACGGACTGCCGATTTTGAACGCACTGGTAAATCCATCGACAATGCCGGAAACGAAGCTGCCGATCTGATCCTGCAACCATCCGGCTGCGGCTTTGATACCGTTCCACAGACCTTCCACGGCCTGCCTGCCGATATCAAGCAATTTGCCGGGCAGCTGCATAAGGCCGTTCACGACATTGTTGAGCAGTGTCTTGGCCGCTTCGGTGCCTTTCTTCCCCAGCTGAACAGCCCACTGGGCCACATTGGTCAAGGCCGTGGTCAGCCATTTCAGGGTATTCCCCGGCAGCTGGCAGAAGAATGCCACGACATTGGTAAGAAATGTGCTCGCCGCCTGTTTTGCCAGCGCCGGCAGCTGCACCGCCCAGCTTGCCAGCGTGCCTAGTGCCTGGCCCAGGAAATTGCCGACCATATAGGGGATCTGAGAGAAAAAGGCCGAAATATTGTCGGGCAGCTGCTGGATGAACGTCATGGCGTTCTGGATGCCGGTTGGCAGGGTTACCGTAAAGAAGTTCACGATCGCCTGGGCCGCATTACTCACGAAGTTGGTAATATTAGTTCCTAGGTCAATCCAAAACTGCTTGAACGGTTCGCAGGTGTTCCACAGGTAGATGAACCCTGCAACAAGTGCAGACAGGACACCAATTACCACCGTCACAGGCCCCCCAAGCGCAGCGATTACCCCGCCAAAGGCTGCACCCGCCGAGGTCGCACTGGTGATGGCCGTGACCACACTGGTAATGACAGACACAACGGGAGCCAAAAGAGCACCAAGCCCGGTCAACGTTTTGAACACACCAAGCCCTGCGCCAATGGATGCAAACGCGGTAACTAGCCCGTCCGCATGGTTTTGCACAAATGTGCCGATTTCCTGAAAAATGCTTTGCAGAACGGGTGCTGCCGCTTCCACCGCCGGGGCAATCTCCGATACGGCACTCTGAATTTTTCCAAGTGCTTCATCAACAAGGTTCAGAACGCTTTGAAGCAGCGGCAGCATAGAAGATAGCAGGCCGGACAGCGGAGCCATTGCCCCATACAGCGATGACCATAGCCCACCCAGCTTGCCGCTTATCGAAGTCCACAGGCCGCTCAAATCAGGGGAAATGCTTCCAAGTGCCTGCCCAATGGCCGCGCTGATCTGCGGACCGGCGCTGGTTATAAAAGTCCCAATGGCTGACGGCAACCCCTTGAGGATATTCCCAACCGCCGGGAACAGATTTCCGAACAGGAATGACGTTACCGTGTCTGCGAGACCGTTCAGGGCGGGCTGAATATCCTGCCCCAAGGTCAGCTCTGCAAGGACGTTGGAAAACGCCGCCTTCACGGACGCCATCGAACCCGAAATGGTCGTTGCCGCCTCCTTGGCTGTGGTTCCCGTTAAACCCAGGTTGTCCTGGATTACCTGGATGGCGTCGATGATGGAGTTGAATGGTACGTCCTTGACAGTGTCGGCCGTGACTTTAACGCTGTCTCCGAGCACGCCGCTGTCATTGATCAGCCGGGCCATTTCCGCTTGGGTGCCGCCGTAACCAAGCTTGAGGTTGTCCAGCATCGTGTAGTTGTCTTTGGCGAAACCCTGGTATGCGTACTGGATGGCGGACATATCGGTGCCCATCTTGTTGGCGTTGTCCGACATCTGGATAATAGCCTGGTTGGCGTACTTGGCCGCCGCGGCGGTATCTCCGCCCAGGCCCTGCAGCAGGGTAGCCGAAAAGCTCGTCACCTGTTCCATATAGTCGTTGGCGCTGACACCGGCTGTTTTATAGGCGGCGGCTGCGTATTGCTTGATGGTATCCGCACTGTCCTTAAACAGCGTTTCAACGCCGCCGATGCTCTGCTCAAGCGCAGCGCCCTCGGTGACGGCCTTGGAAATGGCAGCCCCGATACCGGCCGCAGCGATTACTTTTTTGAACGTACTGACAAGACGGCTGCCTAGGCTTTGCCCTGCGGATTCCCCAGTCTGCGCCGGGGCATCGCCCAGCGCTTCCTTGATTTTCCCGCTGATCCCCTTGGCGCTCGGGATGATCTGCACATACGCCTTGCCAAGTTCTGTACCCTCTGCCATGATCTCACTTTCCTTCATCAGCGGCCCGGATGGCCGCCCAAAATTCTTCCTCGCTGTTAAATGCCTGTACCGTGCTGCGCTTTTCTTTTCCGGTAAGCATCTCTGCAACGCTCTGGGGGCGGTGCCGGTTTTTCTGCCCGTCCTTGGTCTGCATCCAGACCAGCAGGCTCAACCGGTCCACCATGGCTGCCTGCATCAGCAGTGAGGCCGTCATTTTAGCCCCCGCCATCTTCATGCGGATGCGCGAAGTTTCCGGCAGGCCGGCCGCCAGGGTGGCAGCCAGCCGTACCGGAAGCGCACGCCAGTCAAAGATGTGGTAGGTTTCGGCAAAATCGCAGATCAGCGCATCCTCATCGGCATGGACCATCGCAGCGAGGATCAGGAGTTTTTTGCGCCGGTCCCGTCATTGGAAAGAATGTCATAAAACGCTTCCATCACATCGTCGATCGGAACCTTCCCTTTGTCATTGCGCAGGTAGTCGTATAACTTTTCGCGCTGCTCTTCCCCCAGCAGCAGGCGCAGCGCCTTGCTAACTTTCAGCGGTTGGCCGTCCTCCGCTTCCGCCAGTGCATCCAGAAATTCCTGGTCTACATTCTCTTCTGCAATGGCATAGGCAAAGCCTCTTTTGGTTTTTCCCTCAATCATCACGATTCTCCTTTCGCCTTGATGTACTCGTAGTGCGTATTCCCGTCCGTGTCCGGCGTGGCGGTGATGGTGGTTTCATAGCCCACTGCATCCTCGTCAGAGTAGGTGATTTTGCCAACCTCGGTCACGGCGGCGGACGGGATGACAATGCGCTTGTGGGCGCCACCGCGCATGACCTGCTCAATGACCCACGCGGCGCTCTCCTGCGGGTCACTGTTCGCTTTCACGGTGATGCCGGTCTCCAGCGTGCCGGTCACGTTGTCATCGCCATAGACAGCTTTGAGTACATCGGGGTTCAGCGCTTCAATCAGAACAAAGGCGAAGGTATCGTCTTTCGAGCTCTGATAAGTGAGAACTGTATCCCCGCCCCACGCTTTGATGTTGTCGCTTTTCGGGCTGTTTGCGTTGGTCAGGCCATCCTCACCGCAGTAACCCAAGCAGACGAACTTTGCATTCAGCGCGGTGGTTGCATCGGTGGGCAGGGTAGTGCCTGCCGGGGCGCGGAAGATTGCACCGCCTTTTTGGGGCTTGCCGGTGGTAACATTGGATGCGTTTGCCATGTGAATCATCCTTTCTCAATAAAAAAACAGGTCGAAAACGGCCTGGTAACGGTAGTGTTTGGTTGTTGTATCGGTAAAATTGTAGTCGCTGTTCAGGCGGCAGGCGCTGACATCGTCAATGCCGGCCAGTTCATCCATCGCCGCCTTGACCCGTTCGTTCAGTTCGGCCGCTGCCAGCAAACTGCCAGCCCAGCTCTGCACGGCCAATGTGGCACGGTTGACCCGGTTGGTGCGGCTGCTGCCGGTTTTCTCCACCAGCACAAACGTGTTGGGCGGATTTTCCGGGATCTCCATGTACACCGGTACGGTAAGGGCGGTGCTCAGGTGATTTATTGCGATTTTCTCTATCATTTCAGCGCCTTCAAGATCGTGTTGTTTTTCAGGTTGTCCTGTTTGGCTTTGGCCGAAACCGCAGAAACACGGGCTACCACGCGGGTTGGCATGAGATAGTCGCCGGATGCGTAACCATTCCCGCACGCCTGCGCCGCTGCATCGGCTTTGCTTTTCAGGATTGCCTTCACCTCGTCCGAGCGCAGCAGAGCGCGAACACCGGAACGGTTCAGCTCGAATTTGTATTTACTCATACCGTTCCACCTTGACTTTCTTGTTCCAGCACAGCGGGATCAGGTTCTCAATGCCCTGCACCACATCCCCGTAGGTGCGGAATTTCTGGCCCCAGAATTCCACCGTCACGTTGTGCCAATCGTGTGTGTCTCCCTTGGGCAGGGCCAGCGTATAGGCCAGCCGCCTGCCGTAGAGCTGCAAATCGTTGACGATGTCCTCCGTGGCCGGTTCGCCCACCAGCACGTTGTGTACAGTGACTGGTGTTTCAGTGTAGATCGGCGCGTGGAAAGCGTCCTCGCCGGTCTTGGTCTTTTCGTACAGGATGATGTCGATACCCTTCAGCATAAGTCCTCCAGCGGGCTGTGTGCGCCCAGCCTGCTGCCCACGCCCAGCAGCTTCTTTTCCAGCTTGGAAAGGTACAGCTCTCCGACCGAGCCGCCGGACACCGTCCAGCTCTGCTGGTAGCCCAGCGCCGATGCGGACGCCTGGGTGGCGCCCATCGGGTACATGGCGGCGCCCTGCCCGCCGGGGCCCGCGTCCAGTTGGCGGCGCACCATGCGGCAGGATACCAGCTGTTTGCGCTCAAACGGGGCGTCCTGGCTGTATGCGTCGATGACAATGCCGGCTTCGGCCAGCAGGGCGCTGCAGAGCGTCTTTTCGTCATCGCTCAGCGTGCGGAACCCGGCTTCGACCTCTTCCACGGTTGCATAGACCATTGCCATCACCTCATTTCCTGGCGGCGGCTTTCTTCTTCGGGGCCGGGGCGGCGGTCTGCTTGGCGGTGGGCTCTTCGGCGGGCTCTTCGGCGGTCTGCTTGGCGGTGGGCTCTTCGGCAGGCTCTTCGGCGGTCTGCTTGGCGGCGGGCTCTTCGGCGGGCTGCCTGGCGGGGGCGGCCGCCGGGGCATCTACGCGGGTATGCCCTGCCGCCAGATATTCAGCTTCCCGCTCCGGGGCAACGGCCATCAGGGTGCCGGTCAGGCGGTTCTTGAATTCAATCATGATCAGGACCCCGTTTTGGCTGCGCCGGTCAGCTTGTTGAACACCGTGGTGTCGCAGCGGAAGCCGACTTCGATCTCGGCGCGCACGGCGAACATGTTCTGTTCAAACAGGTTGATGGTGGTGGAACCGTCGGTCAGGGTGGCCTGGTCGGAAATGGCGATCTGCACGCCCTCCACGGTGCCGTATACAGCCTGGCTCCAGTCGCCCGCAAAGCCGACCACGGCGGCATCGCTGGCCGTGTTGGCCGTGTAGGCGCCCTTGCTCTGGCGCACCTGCGCGCCCAGAATCATGGGCACTGCGCCTTCCGCCACGCTGTTGATGAACAGGGGGCGCTTGTTGCCGTCCACCGCGTTCAGCAGGATGGCCTTGCCCTGCGGGGCCAGTACCCAGCCGTTCAGAATGCCGTCATGGGCGGCAATGTCGGCGTCCGCAGCAACCAGACCGCCGTAAGCGTTGGTCAGGATGCTCTGGGCCGTGCAGGCTTTCAGGGTGTCGAAGTTGGAGCCGGGGGCTTTCACCGCCCCGAACACGGTCTGGTCAAACTTTTTGGCCAGAGCGCCGGGCAGACGCTGCACCAGCTGATCATACAGGGCGGGCACATCGCGGCGGAACTGGTTGGAAAACGGTACGATGACGGCCAGGGTGTAGGGCTGCATCTGCTTGGTGGCCAGAGTGCCGCGCTTGACCGGCTTTTTCTCGGTCTCACCGACCCAGCCCGCTTCGGGGTCGCCGGTGATAACGGGGATGGTTGCGCCCAGGCCGGGCAGCGGAATCTTCCGGGCCAGTGCCATGACGGCGCTGGATTCCTGGGCTTTCTGCAAAATTTCGCTGGACACGCTGCCCGGCAGGGAAATAGTAGTCGTGCGGTTGATATCAATAGATGCCATACTTTTGCTCCTTTACTTCATGACTTCGTTGAACCACTCCGCGAACTGCTCGCGAGTGGAACCGGTTGGGGTTTTGTTCGGGTCGCCGCCGTCGCGGACGTTGGGGTAGCCGCCGGGGGCGGCATCAAAGGCCCAGGCTTTTTCCTTGGCCAGGGCATCCAGCGCGGCCTGGATATCGCTGGTGCGGTCCTTGCTGACTTTCAGCGCATCCACGTCCAACATACCGCGGATGGCCTTTACATCGCGCCCGTGGGCATCGCGGATTGCGCCGTCCAGGGCGGAATCAAAGGCAAAACTGTCGGCCTGGTCGGCCAGCTGGCCCTGAAGCTTGGTGATCTGGCCTTTCAGGTCAGCCACGTCAACGCCTTCAAAGGCTTTCAGGCCGTCCTTGGCGGTGTTCAGCTGGGTGGTCAGGTCGTTCACCTGGGTCTGCAGGTTGGCGGCTTTGGTCTTTTCGGCGGTGATATCCCTGCCGTTTTCGCCCATCAGCCAGTCCAGCTGCTCATCAGTGATGCCGGGAATTTTGGTTTTGACTTCTTCACGTTTCATGGGTATCCTTTCTGCCTGCGCTTTGTTTACGCGGGTCGCGTCCGCTTTGGCTGTACAGTTTTACGCCATGCCGGGCATGTTTTGGGGGATAAATGGGTATAAAAAGTGCCCGCTTGCCCCTCATGCAGGGCAGGCAGGCATAAAAAAAACACGGTGCGTGTGCATCGTGGTTTCAAAAAATTGTTGACGCGGCCATTACGGCACAATTTCCACGCCGGGCAAAACGTCCATGTAAAAACACAGCCGGTACTGGCGCGGGCAGATAGAATTCATTTTGAACCGTTCCGGGCTGGTCACTGCAATCAGCACGGCCAGCATCAAAACAAGCAGCTTCTTCATTGCGTTCTCCTAAAAATGGGCATGAAAAAACCACGGTGCGTGTGCATCGTGGTTAAAAGGGTCTATCAACAGGAACGGGGAACGGCATCTGAACCGTTCCCCATCGATTGGCATTTGGCAGGCGTGGCGTTCTCCTGCATCTCTCAGGGCAAAGCCCTTGTCGTTACCAGCGGCGTGTGGCTGCCACGAAATTGACCACCTCAAATGCCTCTCTTATCCTATGCACAGTATAGCACATTTACTCTTTTTTGTAAAGTATTTCGCTCTGTCGCAAAAGACGACGGAAACGCTTTTGACTGATATTCCACATCGTGATGATAGAGTTTTTATACTCCTCAGGATCGCCGGAAACTTTCAGGCGCAAAACCACTTCGGCGGTCATTTCAGGTGTAGAAATCTGTTTAAGCACAAGGGCCGTATGTGGGCGGTTTCCTCGCAAAATGTAATCCGGTTGCTGCAATACATCAGGTATATAGGCAGCTAAGCGGTTATAATCACCAGGGTGGCCCTCCTCAATATGAAGGATTTGCTGCTCTGTGATAATGACCTCATCTGTTACGAGATCCTGCTCTACTATACGATAAAGAGACCGATCAATTTTACATACGAAATTCACGTCCTGGTTCACACCAATCTTATTTGATGTGTCCAGTATAGCACTTGCGGCCTGATTTGTATAGCCTTTCCTCGCCGCATACGCCGCCCTTTTCTGGGCATTGATGCGCTCCCGGTTGGCGGCGTAGTTCACCCGCCGCATTTTGTTGATGTCTCCGCCCGCATCCCGATACTGTTTCAGGTATTTTTCCGGATCATAGCCTGCCAAGGTGGTGTTGTGGTCAAACCGGATGGCAAACTCACAATCGCAGTTGGCGTGGATGTGTTCTGCGTGGCCGCCTTTCAGCACCTTGCTGCTGGCTTTCTGCCAGCCGTTGCTTGCCAGCGTGATGCAGAACGGGCAGGTGTCCCCGTGGGGTACCCAGGCCCACTCGGCCCCGTCGCGGGCAGCGTTTTTCAGGGTGGTATCGGCCCCGGCACGCTTGACCAGGCGGCTGACGCCGTTGGGCAGGTTGGCCGGGTTTTGGTTCTTGGTGGCGTTCACCATGCGGGCCACCTCGCCGTAATCTGCCGGTTCTGCAGGCTCCGCTGCGGGCACCCCGGCGTTGGCCGCTTCGGCCAGGGCGTCATACATCTGGCAGGCCAGCTCCGCGCTGCCCTCGCCGTATTTTGTCACCAGCGCGGCGGCGTAAGTAATCAGCGCATCGGCATCCCCGGTGCCGTGGGTGTCTATGTACTGCCGCATCAGCTGCCCGGCTTTCTGGTTCAGGCGGGACAGCCGGGTGATGTATTCATTCCACGTTTTCGCCGTTATCTGCATTGTCTACCTCAACAAGCAACTGCTGCCCGCGCACCCGCTGTTCCTGCGCCTTAATGCGGCGGATATCGGCCTGGTCAAAGCCGATCATCTCCAAAAACGTGTCGGTGGCGGCAAATTCCTGCCGGGCGGAAGCGATCTTGATGGCGGCATCCGCGGTCACGGCCACACTGGGCATGGCGGGGTTCCGAAAGTGGGCCATCACGTTCTGCTCTTCCTCGGTCAGCTCATCCAGCGTTACTTTGCGGGCAATGGCCTGGGCCATCCGGGCAATGGTGCGTAGTGCATCCCCGTTGCCGGTGTTCAGCTGCTGGGCCAGCAATACAAGGGTCTGGCTCTGGGCCAGGATCGCATCGCTGCTGGTGGGGTTGGCATCGTTCACCACGCCAACATCGGTTACGGTCAGGCCGGTGGCAGCGGCAAACTGGGTGGCCGTCATCCGCATCTTTTCAACGTGCGGCGAAAGACTGCCCTGTGCCAGCTGGCCGAACGCGGGTTTTTCGCCGGTGTCGGGGTTGGTCGTGGCCGCGATGATCGCCCCGACATACTGCCGGAACTTGTCCGATACGATGGTATCGTACTGCTCATCCGTCACGCCCAGAATGTATTTCTGCGGCGTGGTGTCAAACTCCAGCGCAATGGCGGCGTTGGCCACAACCCGCACGTAATCGTCGATCAGGGAGCGGATGGGCTGTTTCAGCCGGGAGCGGCCAAACGGCTTGCTGCTGGTGGCGTTCCAGATCAGTGGCTCCATCAGCGGGCGGCCCATCTTATTGGGATGCCGTTCTGCTGTCCAGACGGTCCCTTCACGGGTCAGTACGATCAGGGCGGTGTCGGTATACAGGTTGACGATGGACGGAGTCCATTTCCCTTCGTCCTTTTCGTCCTTCATGGTGTCGATGATGGCAAGGCCGCAGTCGATCCGGCCTTTCTCGCCGCTCCACAGGGCAGCGGCCGCAGCAGGGGAGTGGAACCGGATCCGGCAGCCGATCGCATCGTCAGCCGAAAGCGTGGCAAACACGCAGCCGTATTTCAGCTCATCGCGGCAGGCTTTGGCGTATTCTGCCACAAGGCGGTTATCCGCCACCAGCCGGGCAAGGCTGTCCAGACTGCCGCCGGTGCCCACAAAGCCGTCAAACATACTGCGGGCGGCCAGTACGTCCACCGCTTTCTGACCCCAGCTGCACCCAACCTCCAGCCCGCGCAGACCAAGCGGCAGGGCAATACCAAGGTTGACGTCCCGCAGGGTCACATGGCCCTCATAGTATTTGTCTTTGATGGCGTTGCGGCTCTGGTGATAGGTGTATGCCTCGGCCAGGTCGCTAAGCTGCTGCTGTTCCGCGGCGGTCAGCCCGGCTACATGACCAAAATTCAGGGTATTCGTCATGGTTCTCCTCTCATCCGATGCGCATTTTGCGGGTTGGGTCGCGTTTGCAGGTTTTCGCGCCCCACAGTGCCAGGGCGCAGGCTTCCAGCGGCAGGCTGTTGTCGCCGCCAAAGCCATACCCGCCGCTGATGGGGCGCTTGATGCTGGTAATGGCGCTCTCGTTCAGGGCCTGCTGCGGTTTGTACCAGGTCAGGGAGTGTTCGTTGATTGCGGTGGTAATCAGCCCCACCGATGCGATTACGTCCCTGGCAGAGGGGCGGAGCACGGCGCTTTTGGCTTTCCAGGTGGGGCGGATGCGCTCCACCAGCACGTCCACCCCGTTGCGGCCATCAATCACCACACAGCTTGCGCGGTCATAGCGTTCGTTCAGCCAGTCCACCAGCCAGGCCAGGCCGCGGCCGGTGGGCTGCTGTTCGATCAGCGAGACGCGGGCCGGGCCATCTTTCGGGATCACCGCGCCGCACAGGCAGACAGCGGAACCATCCGCGGCAAACTTGACGCCGTAAGCGGTCTTGCCCTCCGGCTTTTCCGCCTCGCTGGCGCAGGCCGCCCAGGCCCGGGCATCCAGCGCCTTGTCGCTCTGCTCCGTCAGAACGGGGCTCCACCAGCCCAGGCGTTCTCTGGCAAAGCCGTCGGCACTCATGCTCCGGCACTCCTCCGCCGCAAACTCCTCGCTGAGCCGAATGCCCATGGCCGGGTTAGTCTGATACCAGACCGCGTGATCTTCTAGGTCGATCTTGTCCACCTGCTCTCCCTCCACTGACCATTCGTGCCAGGCATCGTGCGCGCCCGGTGCGCCAAGACAGGCTGTCCGGCGGCGGCGGAATACGTCGCCAGGACAGCCCGGATAGGGCGGCGTGCCGGTATAGATCAGCTGTCGGGTGCCGGTGGCCGATGCGGCCAGCGTGGCCATGATTGCCTCCACCTGGTCGTCCGTCAGTTCCTGTGCCTCGTCATAGACCACCAGCGAGATGCCGTCAAAGCCGCGGGCCGCCTGCCGGGATCGGGCCGAGAACTCAATGCTCCCGCCGTTCAGAAGCTCGATGCACTCCTCGCCGTTGGTGTAGCGGATGTTTTTCACCAGTTCCAGCACCTCTGGGTGCCGCTTGTCGGTAAACATCCGGGCCAGCCGGTTAAAGCTCTTTTTTGCCGTGCGCACCTGATGGGCGGTGTGCAGGATCTTCTCACCGTTGATGACCATTCCGAAAAACTCCCGCCCCTCCAGACACACGTTTTTCCCGTTCTGCCGGGGCACGGCCAGCCCTGCGGAGGTCACGGTGTACCGCCCGGATGCATCCCGACCCAGCCAGCAGTCCAGCACCAGCTGCTGCCATTCATCCAGCGCATTGCCGTAGGCGGCCATCAGCGCTGCGGCGTCCGCACCGTCGGTCGTAACGCGCTCCGGCTCGATGCGGTATCTTGGAATCTGTGCGCCGGTCATGCGTCCTGTTTTCTCCGATTCTGCACCAGAGTGAGTACGCTTGTCGGCTTAATGTCGGATATTTGCTCTTGCGGCACCTCAACAGGTAGGAGCTTAATCAGCATATCCAATCCAGACAGGTACGTTTTCCACAATGCCTCATAAGCCCGGAAGGCCGGGTTCTCTCTCACGCCCGACTGCCCACCGCCGTTGTCATATTCCACCGTGATGCCTTCCTCACCGATGGCTTCCCTGGCATCGTCCAGCTTGGATTTCATCCACGAAACATTCAAAATCACCGGGTCAAGCGACTTGATTTTTTCGTCATTCAATCCGTTTTTGGCCAAAAATTTAGCCAGTTTTCTGCGCTCTGCGGCAGACCTTTTCGCGATCTCCGCGCGCGCGCGATTAGAAGTATCTGCTGCCACTTTTTGCTTCTCCTTCCTGTTTTGATACCACCCCCCAATCAAATTGTTTTTTGCGGGGGTAAATCGGCGCTGGACGGCTTGGGGTCGCCCGCCGGCCGGGGCGGGGGTCCCTCCCCACCCCTTACCAGCTGCCGTCTGCAGGGGGCTTTTGTGCGCGGGTGCGCTGCGCAGAATTGGGTTTTGCGGGCGAAAGCTTGCAGCCTTTCTGCGCGTTGCACCAGTAATGCGCAGCCTGTAAGTTGTCCCAATCTTCAGCTGCAGCCCGCGGGGACGGATAACCGAACTCGCGCCAGCGCGCAACGGGGCGTATCTCATCTACCACAAAGCTGAGCGGGTGCGCGGCATCAGATGGTTCGTCGTAATGGATCGGGCCAAGGCGCCCGCCGCAGATTCCGCACGGCGCGCCCATGGCTTTCAGCCGCGCCCGGTGTTTCCTGCGCAGCGCTCCATTGGCATACCGGGGGTTAGTCATAGGGGGCCTTTCTCAGCGGCCGCTGGTAAGTCCAACATCCGCCGGGGCCGATTTTATGTTTGGGCCGCTCGCACTGCCACGGGTTGACACAGCGCGGCAGGGAACAGATCACCCGTTCGTTGCCGCACATGCTCCAGATACAGCGGGCGCAGGGGTTGGTTGTTTTGTTGTTTTTATCTGCCATGGGTTACACTCCAAAACAAAAGAGGGCAGCCGGTGGGCTGTCCTCTCAATATTCTATGATATCAATTCTAGCACTAAAAAATCTTGCACAGTATCAACTTTTAGCCAATTCCTACGCGTTGCGCAACATTTTCCAAATATTTGCGGCGGCGGCGATAGAATTCTATCCGGCTAATTCCCGGCACTTCCAAGCGCTCGTATGTCCAGGTGCGGCAGGCCTTGCAGTTGAGTGCAATAGCCTTTTGCAGCGCGGCCCGTACCGTGGCGCTCTGGATGTCCGCCCCAATCTCATCCGCGGCGGCATCAATGGCCCGCATGATCTGCACATCCCGCTGTGTCTCAAGCTGCTGGATCGCCTCGGCCTTGTCGGCGGTGATGTCGTTGGAATTCCCGCCGGCGTGCGGCAGGTACACACGCACGGGCGTGCCGCAGCTGGTTGTGGTATCCACAAAATTTGTGCCGCTGCGCAGGATGATCTCATCCACCTGGCGCTTATACTCGGCCTTGCGCCTGGCCTGGCCGCGCACCAGCTGCAGGGCAGCCAATACGATGTCATTCGGCAAGCGTTTGTTTTTCCCCACGTGTGTATACCTCCCTTAATCCGAAATATGGCTGTCTCTGCGTTCAGGTGTCAGGATCTCCGCCATGTGTGTGCGGCATATAAATTTTTGATTCTTCATCATCCACATGCGCGGCAGCTTTCCCAGCGGCTACCCCGGCGGTATAAGCTGCCGCCAGCAGCACGGACAACACAAAAATACCCATAGTGCAGGTCAGGATGGAAAGCAATATCTGTATCATCATGTATCCCGCCTTTCGCCGCGAGAGCAGAAATCGTCCGGGTCAGCCTGCCCGCACAACGGGCACTGCGTTGTGCCATAATGGCAGCATTGGCTGCACCGCGGCAGGGCCATCCTGTGCAGGCGCAGTGCATCGGCAAGACGCTTGATGATATACATACCCACGCATACCACGGCAGCGCCGCAAAGCATGATGGCAGGACATGCGACAAACATCAAGACAAACGCTGCTGTTGCACTTGTGAAATTCTGCTCAAGAATGTTCATTCGCGCCACCTCACAGCACTTTATACGCCTTGCGCAGTACCACACACCCATGCAGGCTGCATTCATGTTCCAACCCACAGCCAAGACAGGCCTCCGGGCGGCGTTCGGTTTGCAGCCGCCGAAGCTGCCTCATTTCCGCCGGGGTCATTGTCTGGGTCTGCCTGCATTCACCGCATTCATGGCAGGTATACTCTTCTGCATCAGAGGTCTGACACCGGCTGTTCTGGGCGTCAAAAGTTATCTTTTTCATTCGATTTCCTCCGTCCACCAGTCCCATGCACAAGCATCACATTCATCCGTGCGTTGCGAATACTTTTTGCAGTGTTCGCCTGTCAATTTTTTGTTAATCACGCATGGAAAAATTGCAATCGCACCCGTGTCAGTGTTGATTTTCGCATCTGGGTAAGCCTTCAAAAACTCACTCTGGCGGGTCTTGGCCGGGTTGGCGTTACTCCACTTTTCAACGGCGGTATACATTTCGGCAAAATCGGTAGCTGTTACGCTTGCCATGGTTTTGCGATCAGCGCAGCAGGGCAGTGCGCACAGTGGGCAGTCATACCCGCGTTCGCTGTCATCACATGTACCGCCGCGCTGTTTGCACAGTCGCTGCATTTCTTTCCAGAAGTTTTTTGGTTCCATCGTGTTCCTCCTTGATATTTCATCAAAAATTGTCTCCGGCCAGAATGCGAATGGGTATTCCGCCGGGGCGGGGGATAACGTTGTATTACCTGCGTTTCCGGCGCAGCTTGATGTATAGCCGCCATTCGGCCCGCTCCTCGTTATAGCTGGGCACAGCCCCCAAAAACCTGTAGCCGGGGTAGCGCCGCTCCCAATAATCCGCATCGTCCACGCGCATGGTGCAGGCATCGGCCAGCTTGCGCGGGGTCCAGTGGGTATCATTGGGGCGGGGATAGGTGGGGCGCTTTAGGCCGCGGCTTGCATGCCAGCTTTTGCGGCGGCGGGGATATTTCAGCATGTACTTGGCCAGCCCTTCCAGGCTGTCGTGTTCCGGCTGCAGGCGGTCGGCGTTGACGGTGCCCAGCGGTTCCCGGCTGCGGCCGGTGCACCACAGATCTTCCAGCGCATCACGCAGGGCGGCGCGGTGGGCGGCGGTCAGGCCGTCCACCTGCAGCACCATGTGGTGATGGTATCGCACTTCTTTCAGGCCGTTGGCCGGGTCGGCTTCTTGGTTTTCCGTCACGCACACCCACTTGATGGGGGTGGCATCCTGCCAGTTCTGCCGGGTCAGCCATCGGCGCACCCGTTTCAGGTAGTTGTACACGTCCTTCCAGGCCGCTTCATCGTCATCCGGTAGCCACATGTCTTCGTAGGTCAGGGTAACGGCAAAGCCCCGTTGGTCGAAATTTGTGTTCAGCAACTGTACCAGCAGCCGCGCCGATCGTTCCCGGTTACGCTTTTGCTGGGCAAGGCTGCTGGCAAATTGCTTTTTTCCGCGGGGACCTGCCCGGTGTTCCTGTTCTGTGATCCAGCAGAAGTCTACCTCGGCATAGCTATCGCCGCAGATTGTTTTCTGCTCACGGATGTATTGCTTTCTGGTAGTTTTCATGCTGCTCACTTCTTTTCTTTCTTTGGGGGAGAATGGACCTTGAAATAACCCCTATACAAGCCGCCCACACGGCCCCCCCCTCGGACCGTTTGGCGGCAGCTCGCTGCGGCTGCGCAGCCACATGCTCTATATAATAGGTAAGCTGTGCCCGGTTTTGCGAAAGCCGCCGCCCTGGTTTAAGGGCTGCGGCTTTGGTTCACGCTTGGGTTTCTTTTGCAGGGCCGCCCATCAGGCGGTCGTGGATGCGCTTGAGTTTTGCCCTGATGATAAGCAGGCGGACTTTTGCCAGAAAGTAAGTTGTAAACGGCATGCCAATATCCACGTCTTTTCCCATTGCGCTCAGAATAGCCATCAGTACTTCCTGGTTGCTCGGCCATGGCCCGGTTTCACCGTACATCCATTCCCGCGTTGCTCGGAAAACTTTTTCAGCCCCACGCGGCTGCGGCAGCCCCATCGTGCCCATGATCAGCTTGATGCACTTTTTCCTTGTCATTGATTCCATCCTTTCTGTTTTACTGTTGGCCGCCAACCCGCCGGGGTGCAAGTGTCTTTTTTAAGGCGGTGGCGGTTTGCGGCATGCTGTCCATATACGCAAACTGTTTCTCATAGGCCCGGCGCTTGGCATCCTGGGCGCAGTCGGCCTTGTAGCGCTCGCAGTTGGCATGGCAGCCCACGCGGCGCTGTTGGCAGTTTTTACAGCTTCGTTCCATCAGCCACCCCGCCTTTCGCCACGGCTGCAGAAATCATCCGGCGTGTTGCGGCCATACAGCGGGCACTGCACGGTGGCCCAGTAGCGGCAGCGCCCGCAACGCGGCAGGCCCAGCCGCCGCAGGTGCATGGCGCGGGTGATGTGCAGCCCGCACCACATCAGCAGGCAAATCAGCATTCCGCCGGCAAAGAGCACGCAGGGGGCCGCAACAAACACAAGGGCCAGGCACTTAATGACATAAAGGCAGTTGGAATCAAAAATTGTCATTGGTATCATTCAACCTCCCATTCTTTGGCAGTGCGTCCCGGTGTTGATCCGGGCGGCATGGGTTGCTTGGGCCATGCCGGTGCTGCACACGCACCATAAAAACCCGCCTGCCCAGGCGCACCCGCGGCGCTTGGCAATCTGCACGCAGGGGCCTGGCACCCGATGGAAAAAGCCGGGCTGAAAAGCTAACAGGCGGCCGCCGGGCACAAGCCGTGAGTAGTGGCCGGTGCCGGGCGTTGTGCATTACCTGCACAGTGGTGTTGCCGTACTTGCCCACGCAGCAACTGTGGGAGGATTCAGGGGCCGCCGCGGCCTCGTGCAGCTTTGGCGGCATATCTGCCCCGCCGGGGCGGGGTTATTGTATCTTGTAGTGCTCGGCCAGCTTTTTCAGCACAGCCGGGTGCAATATGGATAGCTCAAACCGGGTGCGGCAGGCATCGCCGGGCGGACTTACCTCGCCCAGCTTGGCCAGGTACTGGTTGTACAGCCAGCCCATCACGGGGTGGGCAATGTTCATCATGTACCAGGGCGGGCGCTTGGGGTTCTGCTCTGCGGCCTTGCGGCGTTCCTCAATGATCAGCGGGGCCAGCCGGTCAATCAGGGCCGCGCGTTCCTCCGCCGTCATTGGCGGCCACCTTTGCCAGGGCGGAATACAGCATCATCATCGTGCAGCCGTTCTGCATCCCGCATGGCATTGCGGTAGCCCACATCCCGGCCACTGGTCCAGGTAGCCAGCAGCCCCAGGGCCACAACCCCGGCAGTAATAAGATAGCAGATCATTATTTCAGCACTTCCTTCACATCGTCCAGCAGATCGGCTGGTATCATCCCGGCCTGCATCATGTGGTGCAGGCTTTCCCGGTAAGCGTGCAGGCGGCCTGCCAGCTCTGCCGCTTGGCAGATCAGCATGCCACGCGTGCCGGGGTTGTGTACGCCGTTGGTGCTGCGCAGTATAATGCAGTAGGTTTTGCGGGTGGCAGCAGTGTTTTCCACCAGCCAGGCCACAGCCTCCCGCGGCGTCATTGGTGCTTCCATGGCTTTTTCACCCTCCCCGTGTTCGGCATCTGCGCGGACAAAAACGCCGCCGCGCAGCGCTCGCAGAATTTTTCGTTGTTGACCGCCGGGCTTTTGCACTCAAATGCAAGCCCCAGCTGCGGCGCAAGGTATTCCGGGCAGGCCCAGTGCAGGTAGCTGGCGGCGGCCATCCTGGCGGTGCAGCGGCGCAGGCCCCGCAGGGTGTTGTCCACGCAGCCAACCTTGACGATCCGCTCTTCCTCTTCCAGTTCCTGCAGCCATTCCAGCACCGTCATGGCTGCACCGCCGTGTTCTGATTCTGCGGAGTAACAATCTCCGTTTGCCCCATTCCCTGGGCTTCGTACCGCCAGCGGGCGGCCTCATTCGCCTGGTGCGCCGCAATGCTCAAAGTCAGCACCAGCGCCGCGGCCATGGTCAGGGCAAGCACTTCCCAGCGGGCGGCTTTGTCCTGCGCTTTGGCGGCTTCCTGCTGGGCAACCTCGGCGCGGTAGTTGGACTGCCAGCTGTCGTATTCGGCGTTCTGCTTTTCCCAATCCTTGCGGGCGGCGGCGCGCTCTGCCGCATTGGCGCGGGTTTCGGCGCGGACAACGCGCTGTGTCAGGGTTACCCAGCGTTCGGCATTGCTGGGATTTCCGTCATTGATAGACCGCAGCACGGCAGTCATGTCGGTCAGTTCTCTTGTTTCCATTGGTTGGTGTCCTCCCATTGGGGCGGGTAGCTTAATACCGCGTCCATCATGCAGCCGCAGGCCACGGCGGCTTCCAGTGTGTTGGCCCAGTCCTGCCGCCGCCGGCCGCGCTTTGCCGCGGCGTACAGCAGCTCTTCCACCAGGTTCTGGGCGGTCGATCCGCGCACGGCCAGCGGGTGGCGGCGCATAATCAGCTTGCCCAACGGCTGGCGGATGTGCAGGTCAGACGTTCTTGTGCCCACTTCCTGCGCCGCGTCCAGCCGCATGGCCACAAGCGGCCACATGTCAGACCGCACAAGGCGCGCGGCTTCATACGCCACGGCGTACAGGGCAGCTTCCAGCGCATAGGCGTCGGCGGCTTTCTGGGCCGCCGGGGTGCTGGCGGTCGAGACGTCAATGATCCGGCAGGCGCGCGCCAGCTTGTGAGTGCTCTCCATAATGCCGGCGCTGGTTACGTCCTGCAGTTTTTTGGTCGCCATCAATCGCAGGGCATCCGTGCCCATGTTGGCAACAGCATCCCCACTTGCACACAGGGCAGCGGCCCAGGCGCGTTCTAACGGCGTCATGCCGCGCCGCGGGGAAATATTTGGTTTGGCATTTTCCATTCAGGGGTCCTTTCTGCCGGGGTGGGGGTGTTCAAGCCCCAACCACCAGCGCCAGCAGCGCGTGGTGGATCGCCCACAGGCAAAGGTACCACGCCGCGCCGCAAAGGCAATAAAATAAAAACTTTTCCATCGGTTACTCCAGGTAATGTACTTTAAGCGCAGCCCACCCGCCCAGCAGGCAGCAGGCCAGCCCGGCCAGGGCAGACGCTCCTCCGCCCTGGGCCAGGGCAGTTACGGCACACAACACGCCCAACCCGCAGGCCGTTAGCGTGAAATTGGCGAAAGCCTTGCAAATGGGGCTGATGTGGGGTAGAATACAGGTGATGAGTTTTTTCGTCTGGCCGTTCCGGTGTTGCAGCACCGGGGCGGCTGTTTTTGTTTGGGGCATGAGTTTATTCCTCCTTTTCGTCAAGGTCGTAGATTGTGCTGCCGCCGGACTTGCTGCGGATGTACCCGGTTGTGATGTGCCTGTTGTTCGGGTCACCAAGGACAGTTTCATTCTTCACGTCCTTGAATGTGACATCCGGCGAAATCTTGATGCCGGGACCGTTTTTGAGCTCAAAACCTTCGGTGGTCTGGGTTACGGTTGTGCTGTCCATGCGGGTTGTGGTTTTTTCGGTGTTCATGGGGGATACCTCCTTTTAGCGATGCTGCATAAGCCAGCGTTCGATTTTTTCGCAGATGTGACAGATGTTGTCAAGAAAATTGACTTTCTGCTCAGTAATAAGTATCTTGAGAACAAGAATTAAGAGTTCCATTGTTCTGTGGTAAATTCTTTTGCTCCCGCCCTATCTCATGCACAGGGACATTCCTTCTTTCGTGACGGATACGAATTGATCTACTGGCCCTACTGGACCGGTAGTCCAAAAACAACGACTTATACCCTGCAAAAGACTGAGCACTGATAGACAGGTGATGCCCCTGTGCATGAGACAGGGCATGAGGTTGAGAAAACGGTTTACAAGGGTTCAGCAAATCTGGCGGGCCAGAACGGTTGCGGGGATTCGCTTGCCGCGTCCGCTTGTAATCCAGCCCGATAGGGTAGTGATGCAGCGCACCGATGCGTAGGTGTCATCGCCGTACACAATCCGCGCGGCTTCTTTCACAGTAACAAGCTCACCGGAAGCCTGGCTGCGGATGCGTTCAAGCGCATCGCGGTAGCCGTCTTTTTCTCTTGCCATGGATATCCTCCTTTGAAAATGTTCATTCTCTGCTCCATTCCGGCTCAAAGTCCGGACTATGGGACAGGGGTTGTGGTAGAATGGGTTTATGGGTTGGGGGATATAAGTCTCTTGAAAGCTTCGTTGAACTCGGCTTCGGCCTTTTTGGGCGAATAGTGCCCATTCAATACCTGGGAAACATACTTGGGGTTCTTTCCCATTTCGGCCGCCAACTGCTTTGCGGTAACGCCCGCGTTGTGCATTCGTCCAACAAGTTCGCCCGTCCATTGTGCAGGCATACAAATCTAACCTCTCTTTCTACTAAAACTTGACTTTGGTTAGATTTTGCGATAAGATAAAAGCGCCAACAAATATCAGCGCAAAAATCTTTCCAAAGCCAACAGACTGTGGGGCTTTCTATGCCTTACTAGATTCAATCTGTGTCACTATAATATCTGAATTTAGTTAGAAAGTCAAGCGTTAAATCTGAATTTGGTTAGTTTTGAGCGCTCTGTACAAAAAGGAGCGTCGGAAATTGTGTTTTATGACATGTATGCTGCTCTTTGCAAAAGCAAAGGCATAAGTCTTAGCCGTGCGGCAGACGAAATTGGGCTGAGCAATTCAACTGTGACCAAGTGGAAAAAGACCGGGGCTACACCTTCGGGCGATACCCTTACCAAAGTAGCAGCGTATTTCGGGGTATCTGTGGACGATTTGATCAGTGATGCCCAGACAGAGGTTGGTATGCAGGACCAGCTGATTGCCTTTTATGGCAAGGTAAAAGACCATTTGACGGAAGATGACATTGACGACATTATGGCGTCCATGCGCGTGAAGGCAGAACGGAACAAACGAAAAGGAACCGGAGGTTAAACAGGATGAACACGTCTGTCGGTGCAATGTATAATGACCTGCAGGGGCTTGGCGTGGATGTGGCCGAATTGAAGCTCAAAGCCAACACAGCTATTGCTTTTATGGATAATTTTCTGGTCATTGACCGTTCGCGCTGTAAGACGACTGCTAAAGAGCGAACCGTGCTAGCTCATGAGGCGGGGCACTATCTGAGTGGGGCGTTCTACTTGGCGTACAGTCCATACGAGATCAAAGAACAGGCTGAAAACAGGGCGTTTGCGGCTTCGGTTGAAAAGTACCTGCCGGTGTCTGAGCTGCGCCAGGCTATGGCCCGTGGATTCACTGAGCCATGGCAGCTGGCGGAGTATTTCAGCTTTGACGAAGATTATATAAAAAAGGCCCTGCACTATTGGACAGAGTGCAGGGGAGTAGACTTTAATCAAACAATATAAAAAGGAGCCGTTTTTATGAATGCTTTAACGGGATGCCTGGGATTTTTCCTCATTCTTATACTGCTGGTTTATGCTTGGCCGTTATTGCTGATTCTGGCCTTGATTGTGCTTGTGTATCAAATCTACGCGGTGATCTATTTTAAGGGTGAAAAATTCGGAGCCATAAAAGAGACGATACAAAATCATATCCGAGACTGCAACGATCTGAACGACCATATTGAGGAACTGAAGAACACAGCCCTTGTGGTAAACCGTATCGACTACGGCGAGGCGGCCTATCACGACAACAGTCGCTGGAATGTCAAACGTGATGCACTGAAAAAGCGGGTCTATGCACCCTATATTTACGAGTGTTCCCGCACCGTTTGCGATAACGCACGGAAAGAACCTTTCAAGTACATCTGCAAATATTTCGGTATCAAGGCTGACGAGGAAACCCTTGGAAAATTTGAAACAGCTTTGAATGATTTCTCCGCAGCAGAAGATGGCAAGGTTGCCTTAAAAGCAGAGCGGGCGGCAATTCTGGAGAGCATTTCTGCAGATATTCCTTGGGCCATCAAAAAGTTCAGCCAGAAGAAGCTGGAAAAGAATCTCGGATTTGAGGAAGTAGACTTCAGCACCCTGTACTTTCCGAAATATGAGTTTAAGTATACCAGCGCGGGCGGAAATACGGGTACGACCTACGACATCGTTATGGATATTGACAATCTGAACCGCTTTGTTGTCTATTTGTCCGAGAAGATCAAGTTCAGCAAGAGCGTGGCCGGTCAGCGGGCGCTTATGACCAGCAAGCTGCGCCAACATATCAAGGAACGCGATCACTATACTTGCAGACACTGCGGCGTATCTACTGCGGACGAGCCGCACCTGCTGCTGGAAATCGACCACATTGTGCCGGTATCCAAGGGGGGCTTGACGACCGAGGACAATCTGCAGACGCTTTGTTGGCGATGCAACCGGAGTAAGAGTAATAAAACGGTATAAATAAAAAAACGCCCCCGGTGTTGGCGCACCGAGAGCGTTTCCATAGATCAGCTTGCCCACAAAAGTGGATACAATCGACCCGACAATCGTATTGTACCACCTCCGGGCAGGCTTTACAAGCTATACCTATAGTGTCGGGGGAGGTTTTTGATTTGGGACAGGTAAAAAAGCGGGCAGACGGATATATTGAAAAGAAGCGAAAAATAAACGGAAAAGTTGTACATTTTTACGGCAAGACCGCCCGCGAAGTACAGCGGAAGATTGACGAAGCCCTAGAAAATGCGGCAAAGGCAAAGGAAGAGAGCGAAGTTTTTGACGTTGTTGCAGAACAGTGGTGGAAAGATTATCTAAAAAGAATCAAAGCCGGGAATGCCCGTGCTTATCATGGGGCATATGTGAGTATTCTTGAGTTCTTTGGCGGGTATGCAATGGCAGAAATCACCCCGGCAATGATTGTGCTGTGGAACCAGAAGCAGGCCGCGCAGGGTAAGGCAGGAAGCACAATCCGGAATGCAAATAGCGTTCTTAACCTCATTTTCAAATACTGGTGCATACAGAGTGATAACACCTATAATCCGGTCGCTTTTGTTGATCTTCCGCGCGGATTAAAAAAAGAAGAACGCAAGCCGCCAACGGAAGAACAGGTGGCAGCTGTAAAAGCTCACCCGGAGGGCTTTGGACTGTGTGCGTGGCTGTTTATGTACACAGGCTGCCGCCTTGGGGAAATTCTGGCATTGCAATGGCAAGATATTGATTTTGAAAGAAACGAAATAAGCATAACAAAAGAAGTCTCCTGGGTTAATTCTCAGCCAACGATACAGACCCCCAAAACAAAAAATGCAATCCGAATCGTTCCGCTATTAGCTCCACTCAAGCAAGAGCTTTTGACCAGAAAACAGAAAGCAGATAATTATTTGCTTGGCGGCGAAGCGCCATTAAAAATGTATGAATACAGGCGGCTATGGCTTGATTATTGTAAAGACCTTGGAATGGTTGAAATAGACTATGCAGCAGAGCAGGGGAGAGAGCGCAAGTATCACAAGGCATATGGCCCGGAGCGTAAGCGCAAACCTCCTACAACCCATCTGTATAAGCCGGCAGTTACGGCTCATCAGTTCCGGCACGAGATGGCAAGCGCCATGTATGAAGCTGGTATAGGAGAGCTTGAAACGCAAAAGATTTTAGGCCACGCCGACATATCAACAACCCGTAAGATATACACACATATTAAAGAGCGGCAGATAAAAGAAGCAGAAAAGGTCTTAAATTCTTATTTTGAAAGTAAGGTCGTAGAAAAGTCGTGAGAACAAAAAATACAGCGATTATTCGTCAAAACAAACAGGTTCGATTCCTGTCGCCAGCTCCAAAATATCCCGGCAGTTTTATAACTGCCGGGATATTTTTGTATCAATCCTATATTTTGTAGCACAAAAAGGTA